AGGGTGTGCACTCAGTCGTCGAACTCGGGGCCGGTCCGCTCTTCGGGCGTGAGATCTGGGGCGCCTTTCTCGCTCGCCCGTTCGCACACCACCAAGGCCGCCCCGAGCAGATCCGCCGCATTCTTGAGGATGGTGAGCCAAGTTTCGAGCAGATGCGCCGCTTGCGCTTCACTGAGACTACTCAGGTCGAGGTCGCTGGCCAGACCTCGGACCGCACCGATCAAGTCTGTGAATCGTGCGATTCGATGTGCACAGCTATTTTCGAGCGAAACCAATGGCACCAAGTCGTCCGGTTTTGGCTCAAACCACGGACCAGAAACAACTTTCTTAATCTCTGTCAGAGCCAGAAGCACCTCGTTAGCACTGCCTGTGTCCGTGCCTCCGAAAACCACACGCGCAATGCAACTGGAAATTGCGTGGTGAGTTGTCTGCAGCTGATAGGTCATCGATGCGGCGCTGAGGCGGGCGCGCACCGTGGCCTCTTCCTTCTGACGACGTTGGTCCGACCTAGCCAGATAGAGGGCAACGAGCACAGCCGCCAGGGTACCGAGTGCAGAAATCGGATCCCAAATCTGATCAAGCGCAAATGTCATTTCTTGCTCCCTTTCCTGATTGAACTATTTAGAAGTATTTGGCGCGAACGGAGAGTACTCAAGGTCAATGACCATCAACCCCAAAGCATGACGGGCAATGCAGAGCATATTGCCGCTTCAACGCGATTTGACCTGCAGCCGGCGGTCAATCATTTCTTCGCCCGCTCGGCGGAGCATTGCCATCGCTTCCTGCTGATCGGAAATCATCGGATCGATACAACAGGAGTCAATCGCGACCCCGTTCTCAAAGATGACACACGTGCCATCAAGAGTGCCGGACGGCCTTGGCTCCAGATTGATTCGTCCCTGGTATCCATCACGCTCAAAGCGGTCAACTTCAACTGCCATTTCGATACTCCTTTGTTGAATTGCAGTGCCTCAAGTAGACCGTCACGACCTGGTGAGGTGCAAGCATGAGCAAGCTCGCACGCGACCATCGCAACAGCGACCTGGCCAAGATCCACGTGGCCAAGAAGGCGCTCAGCATGTCCGACGAGGATTACCGCGCCATGTTGCAGGCCCAGGGGGGCGTCCATAGTGCCGGTGAACTGACGCATGACGGCCGCCTGCGGGTCTTGCAGCACCTGCAGCGCCTGGGCTTCAAGCCTGTGGCCACGGCCAAGACCAAGAGGCGCCCGGCGCGCCCTACGCCCTCTGCAGATGCCCTGCCAATGGTTCGTCGCATCCGCGCCCAGCTCATCAGCCTGGGCAACCTGCCAGACGTGTACGCCGATGGAATCGCTCAACAGATGCTGGGTGCCCAGGCACCCGAATTCTTCGAGTGGTGCCATCCCGCCGACCTCTACAAGATCACCCAGGCCCTGGGCGTCGAGCAGCGCCGCAAAGGAGTGAACGATGGCCGCTGAAAACATCGCAGAACGACGCCGCCACGAGCTGCTCACTGCCGTGGCAGAGCATGCAGCCAAGCGCCTGGTGGAAGTGCACCAGGTGCCCCTGGAGCAGGCCGCCGACATTGGCAACGACCTGGCGGATTGGATGGCCGAGTACTTCGGCGGCCAGTCGGTGTACTTCGTGAAGGACGAGGGCTTCAAGCTCAACGAGCGCGACCGCTACATCTTCGAACGCATGGCCCGTGGCAATGCTCACGACCTGGCGGCCGAGCTGGGCATCAGCTTTGTCCGCGTCTACCAGATCTATCGCCGCTGCCTCGCAGAGGCCCGAAAAGCCCGCCAGCCCGAGCTGTTCCCCACTGATCCTGCCCAGTCCAGCGATCACTCTGAGGGCTGATCCCAGCCCGCCGATCCGGTGCCAGGGCAGGCCCGGATCACCCCCCAGTTCCCCTTTCAAGATCGGCCGCCGCTGCTAGACTGCCTGGGCGCGGACGGCTTGTGAACAAGCAAGTCCAGTGGGGAAAGTTGTCCACAGCTTGCGCCTCGCCCCGTGGCGCCCAACTTTGCGAGTCACTCCCCGGGTGGCGAACTTGGGCAAAACGCCCAACTTGAACGTCTGACGCCCACATTCCTCACGCTCGGCACAGCGCTGGCGATGGCGCCTCGGGCGGTGTGGAGCACACGGGCTGGAAAGGCCGCTGCAAGAGGCGTGGAGAGCGTTTGAAGGCCTCTTGAATGGGGCACACCAGGACGGATAGACGAGCAGCTCGATGCGCCGGCCAGACTCCTCCAATATCGTGGCGCCGCCGGGAAATATCGTGGCGCCAATTTTTCAGGCCACCGGCGTGTCGCCCCGCGTAAGCCCTTGATCCAGAACAGAAATCCCGCGTGGTCCCGCGCTGTCCCGGCCTATCCCGTTTCCTCCAGCATCGTGGTCATGCACATTTTCGGTCGAACCGCACCAAAGAAAACGGGGCGCATTTGCGCCCCGCTTGTTTTCTTGACCCTATGGCCTGTTCAGGTCATACCCAGTGCCTGACGCTGCTCTCCCCAGTCCATGGGCAGCGGCATGGCCTGCATGAGCTTTGAGGCATTCAGGTCGGACGGATGATCCCCTGTTGCAATGGCCTGGGTGATGTCAGGGGCCAAGAGCGCCAGGTGCACCATGCGGGTCACATAGCCTGGCGAGACCTTCTCCTCCTGCGCAATTTCCCCGATACCTTGACCCTGGAATGTCAGCCGCTGCAGCCACTCTCGTGCCTTGCTCATCAGACTGATCAGGGTCTGATCCGGCTCATGCGCAGGAGGCGCATCAGGTCCGCCAATCACCAAGCGAACCGCCATGCCGCAGCGCTTACGCTGCGCCGGTACTGTGATCTCGACGAATTCGTTGGCTGTCCCTGGTTTCACGATGCAGGACTCCACCAAATCCACCGCAATCCGAATCGAGTTCGGTCCCACCTCGACCGCCTCAACGCATTGGCCAAGGTGATCCCGGGCGTTTTGAGCCAGTGCCACCGCCAGTTGCTTGGCCGCAGCAATTGCATCACTGGCCGCGCGCGCGTCGGCCCAACCCACGGCATCCACCACCTGCTTCTGATCAGAGGCCCAGTTCATGACCGCTTTCACCACCATCTGCTCGAGCTCGTTGGCAGGCAGCCGGATCGGCTCGCCTGGGTCCTCGACCGGGGTCACGTAGTAACGGTATCGCTTGTTGCCCTTGCGCGTGTGTGAGGGAATCAGTCGCCGCCCAGTTTCATCGACGAGCTTGCCGCTCAGAAGGCTGGGATTGGCTGCATGGGACTTGGATTTGTGCCCATTGCGATTGGCCTCTAGGCGGTCTTGCACCGCTTGCCATAGGCTCTCGTCAATGATGGGTGGATGCTGTCCAGGATGAACCTCACCCTTGTGCACCATTAGGCCGATGTAGACCGGGTTGCTGAGGATGCGGTACAGGTGACCGCGGCTGAACGGCTTGTTGCCGCCGAAGCCCTCGCGCTTGTGATCGCGCTCCGGTGTCAGCCAGCCACGGGCCTGCAGTTCTTCGCTGAGCTGGCGCACGCCGTTGAGCTTGAGGTACAGCTCAAAGATCTCGCGGATCCGGCTGGCATGGGGCTCTTCGGGCTCCAACGTTCGTCCCTTGGCTTGGTACCCCACCGGAACCAGTCCTCCCATCCAGAGGCCCTTGCGCTTGGACGCGGCAATCTTGTCCCGAATCCGCTCGCCGGTCACCTCGCGCTCGAACTGCGCAAACGACAGCAACACGTTGAGGGTGAGTCGCCCCATTGAAGTCGTGGTGTTGAACTGCTGGGTCACCGAGACAAACGAGACCCCCTTGGCGTCAAACAACTCCACCAGTTTGGCGAAGTCGGCAAGTGAACGGGTCAGGCGGTCAACCTTGTAGACCACGATCACCTTGATCTTGCCGGCCTCAATGTCGGCAATCAGGCGCTGCAGGGCGGGGCGTTCGACATTGCCGCCCGAAAAGCCGCCATCGTCGTAGGCGGTCGGTAGCAAAGTCCAGCCCATGCTCTTCTGGCTCAGCACAAAGGCTTCGCATGCCTCGCGCTGAGCGTGCAGGGAATTGAAATCCTGCTCCAGCCCCTCCTCGGACGACTTGCGCGTGTAGATGGCGCAGGCCAAAGCCGGCACCTGCGCAGAGCCGGAGAACGAAAAACCAGCTTTCTTCACCATCAGCGGCGCACTCCGAAGAAAGCTGGTCCTGACCAGGGAGTGCCAGTGATGGCACGTGCCACGGCGCTCAGGCTCGTGTAGGTCTTACCTTGGTGCTCAAAGCCCTTGGGCAAGACAAGCACCTCATGGGTGTGGCCCTGCCATTCGCGCAGCAGGCGCGTGCCTGCTGTCAGCGATGCGGTACGGCGAGCACCAGAAGGTCGCAGGGCGAGATTCAGGTGATCTGCACTCTTGGAATGACTCGCTTCGCGGCCCAGGGCTTCGTCTTGAACGTGCCATGCCAGTACCCGACGCAGCAAGGCGACTTGCACGTGCGCGGGCGGCTCTCTGTCGAACAGCGATTGCCATCGCTGCACGAGGGCAGGGCGGTCTGCGCTGACGATCTGATCCAGCGTGTTCATGTGCCCATGTCCTCCACTGCGCATTCCACTGATGGCGGACAGTGATTCCATTTCCATCGCGGACAGCGTTCCAGGCGATGGCGGACACGTTGCACAGGTGTCCTGAGTGACGCTCAAATCGTAGCCGAAGTGTCCGCCATC